TTCGCTGCCCATGATGGACGGTCGTTACAGAAGCCTTCGACAAACTCTTTTAATGTTTGCCCGCTTCCCTTAACGCGCACCTTCGGAGTGCCGTCTAGAACATCGGTGTAAACTTCGAACTTGTCTCTATTTAGCTCGATAAACAAATCTGCATCGCCGGCGCGAATGTGCTCGTTAGCGAGAGGCCATAGCTGGCGCTCTATCACCGAGTCTTGATATCGCTTACGAAAATCGTCACGCTCTTTCTGAGTTCCATCAAGCTGATGCTTGAGAGAATCTACTGTTGCTTCCTCATCCTTCGAGCGTCCGCCCTTTTTGGTTAGGGATTCAACCTGCGTTTGAAGTTCAGTAAGCTTTTGTTCCAAGCCACGCTCGCGGGTTTTAGCCGCATCGCGTTCCTTGATAACTTTAGTTAATTCGCTTCGTGATACTGTTTGCTCGTCCGAGCTAGATCCGGCGTCCGCCGTGCCACCCTTTCCCTCGTCCGAGGTGGTAGCAGAAGTGTTCGTATCCATTTTAGGTTATTTCCTTCTAAAGTACAATAATAATTAGAGCCCTGCCTTTTTGACCGAAACGGCCTCTTTTAGGGCTTTCCCAACCTCTGCTGAGAATCTGTCTTGTATGCGCTTAAGGTCTTCTGCCCCGAACTGGTGCCAGCCGGTAAACCCTTTGTCGTGTAGGTAGCCGGCGAGCTTGGCGTTTGGTAATGAGCTATTACCCTTGGTAGAATGGTTGCCTATGAACCGACTTTCTGCTCCGCCTGGAATCTTTCGTACAGCTCGTCGGGAATTACGAAGCTGACCAGTCTCGGTAAGGTTAACGACTGTAGTGCCTAACTCTTTCTTTTTCTTCTCAAGAGTAGACTTGGCATAGCCCTTAAGAGAACCCCCATCGGCATCAAGACCCTTGCTTAGGTTCGCATCAATGCGCGTAATAGTCTCGACAACCTGTTGCTCCGCTATCTTTTGAAAGCGTTCGAGTGAGAGCTTCGAAAGGTCTATGTTCAGCTCGTCAGCTGTTATTGTTAATTTCATAAGTTGAAAGCGCTTTCAATACGACCGATTGCACTTGAGGGATTAAAAATTCTATGACTCGATCCTGTTTCTGAACATCGTCCGTCAGGTCACTATTGTTCAGTTTAAAAATGACACCTAAATATTGGCGATTCGCACCGCATGGTATACGAAACTCTAGATCTGTGATTTCGGGACTTCTTGGAATGCCATATACGTTTACAGGTACGCTGACCTGAAGGTTGCGCGGCATCATGGCTCAAACCCCGCTGCTTTTGCAGTTTCTAAAGTTAAAAAGTTAACAATGTGCCTACAGTTGTATCCACCGCCGGCGATAAGTGGTGACTCAACTAGATCAGGCGATATCGAGGTGTTGAATTCCTCGACGTAATACATGTTCTCAACGCCATGTGTCCCGGAAGTTAAAAGAGCCTGGCAAGCGGGGCGAGTTTTGTTATCAAAAGGACCCTCATACACCACAATCCGCATCCCCAAGTCTTCCGCTTGCCGGGCTTTCGTGTCTCTGTAGAAGCGGACTTGGGAATCTTTTACGAGAGTCTCTACTTGAGAATCTGCAAACTCCGATCCGTCTTTAGCCAGAATTCCTTCGCTATTGATGATGTCTTTTATCTGAGCAACTGCATCATCGGGAGAAGCTGTGCCAACAGTTGAGTTAATCACCGCGTCTTGAAGCGGGCGAACTAGCTTCCTGTCTACTTCTCGTACGAGGTCATCTATTTGAATGTTCGCAAGTTTGTCGAGCGTATCTGTATCGACTTCTTCGATGCCGAGCGAGAAACCGAATGGCTCAAAGTATTCAATCGCTTTTAATGCGCTAGCATCTAATGCTGCCTGATATTTCTTTAGTACCGCCGGCAATCCCGCATCCCTTGTTAGAGTTTCAAGGTCAGCCGCTATGGCTGTGGCCGTTACAAGATCTAGCTTATCTGCTTGATTTGCTCGGTCAGTTATCAGCGACTGCGCATCGCGAATATAGTTTTTAAAAAACTGCCTGAGCGCTTGAACGACTTCATCGCCGTTCTTTTCGATTTGCTTATCGTGCGCAAGCCCAAGCTTACGCAGTTCCTGCACCGTTGGTTTGCGTGCCATTAGTTCCGTTAAGTCTGTCTACGATACTTGTGCGCTGAAACAGTGGGTTTTGCTGTTGCTGATCTGCTTGAACTGAAGCGTTTCTTATTGCGTCCAGTAACTCTAGCCGGCGAGCATCTTCTGTCTGTCCTTCGGCTGGAAGTATACGAAGCTCCGATACATATTTCTCGAGGATTGCCTTTTGAATCTTTACGCCGGCATCACCAAATCGATTAGCCCAAAGCATTAGCGCCGAGTCGCTTTGTAGTTCTAGTTCAGTGTCAGTTAGGTCAAAGTCGCGTGAGATAGTAACGCTAACTTCGTCGGGGCTCTGACCTTCAAACATCGCGTGGTGCTTGTAGACTTGCGAGAGTTTCTTTTCAAACATGGCAATGATGTCATCGTAGTAAACTTCGCGTGCGCGTAAGTCTTTGGCCTTTGATTCAGAGCTTTGAACCTGACGAGTGTCGTCCATCAACTGGTTGTATTGAAGGAGTCCTATGCGCGAGATGATTTGTCTATAAGCTCGCCATTCAGTTTCCACCGCGTCCGGAACGCCGGCAGGTATTACAGTAACCTTGGCATTCTCATTTCTAATTACGGTGATGATTGCTTCGCCAACCTTTTGAAGCTCCTTACCGTCATTTACGCCGGCAACAATTGAGCGTTGAAAGCCTTGGTTGTAATTAATCGAAGAGAGAACAGAGAGTCTGTTATGCGCGCCCCATGCTGGCTGGATTAAATCCTTTAGCGCGCTGTCGCAACGACCACGGCCAAAGATAGTAAACGGTATTTCTTCTAACTCGCCCGGCGCTCCGTTAATAACCTCATAAACTGTAGGCTTAGAATAATCGATGCCAGTTCCCTTTTTAGTTTGGAGAATCTGCCACGAGTAAGTATTGCTAGTGCCCTCAAAGTAGTAGCGTCGAAACTGATAATATTCTTCTTTGTCTTCTTTTATGCAGCCTTCAAAAAGGAGTAGGTCGCTAAGCTTTCCTTTCTTAGGTCCTGAGCTAAATAGCTCCCAATATCTAATTTTGTCGGCGCTATAAAGCAGCTGATAGCTGCGCTCGCCTTTTTTAATTGCTTCGGCAACGTTATCGGACACATCGCCCGGACCTTCGACAAGAATGCCGACGCGGCCATGAACAAGAAAGAACTCAAGCATTCGTGAATACATTTCTTGCGGTGTATCGCCGTAACCGGTTACGTCTTCTTTAATTACATCGAGCGTTCCGCCCTCAAAGCCGTTTATCGTTACAGCTTGAGCAAGCGAGGTTTTGTGCTGAAGGATGATAGGCGCAACGTCATTTACGTAAACCGAACGAGCGATTCGGTTAGCAAGCGCAGTACCTGAATCTTTATCCCCAGATGTTTCGGTAAGATACGGAACAATGTACTTGGTCGAGCACATTGTAGCTTGGTCGCCTAGGTAAAAGTCTGAGGCGCGTTCGTAGAAATCTTTGTTCTCGATGTATTCGGGATGATTCGCTAACTCTACTTCCGCCACATCAACTCCACGTCACACCGCTGTAGGTAGGTTCGATGACCGGGAATAATTCAACCGTTACGTAACCAACACCATCAGACCTGTGCGTGATGGTATCGCCGCTTGGTTTTAGTATTCCACCTTTGCCGTCATAGGCAGTTTCGTTCATCGATTTGATAGTGTACCGGACCTCTGGAGAGAAGTACATATAATTGTGACCGAGAGCGCGGTTCACACAAAGAATGCGGTGACTGACTGACGGGTTGTGGTTCGGCGCCAAGATTCGAATGCGTGGGTAGTGTGCGCGCAGCTTGTAAAGAATGATGTCGTAGTCGTTGGCATATCCGCGTGTATCTCTGTGCCATCCGCTCGCATCGCCATACACAATTACTTCGTGATTACCGTACTGTGATGGCGGGAATTGTTCTACAAACGACTGACATGCAGTGTCTGTGTTTGTGCACTTCGCCGGCGTTTCTCTAACCCACCACATTGAACCACGAGACAACTGACCTGCGGTCCATGCCATTTGCCCAACGTTAAAGTCCCAGCCCATATAGATTGTTGGATTCTTCGGATCTGGTTCGCATGGTCGGACATGCTTGGATTCGTCGAACTCATAAGCGTTGTTTTCAAACAGCGCTACAAACTGCCCGAAGATGTGGGCGTCTATTAGTTGCTGGCTATGGCCGTAAACATCGAGCAAAGACTCAAGAAACGATTCCGATAAGTGATTATTCCAAAAGGTTGGAGAGTGTAGAACTAACTTATTCTTTGCTTCTTCTAGAATGTGATATTCACGGTCTCCTACTCTTAGCTTAGGAGCAATATCCTCAAATTCTGCGCCGCTAAACACGTCCATGTAAAACGTTCTGCCTTGAGGAGTCCCAACGTATAGAGCTTGGTGTGGAACTTTAGCCTTGGGGCAACGTAGCCGTTCGTTTACTTCTCTGTGTGCTTCTTCTGGTGCGCGACCTGGCTCATCGAATGTGTAGTGTGAAAGGTTAGCACCGACGAAAGTTTTCCATGCTTCTGCTGTTTTAAAATAAACGGTGTGACCAAAGAAGTGACGGACTACCAAGTCCGATAAGTTAACGCTGTAGTGAACGCCTTCTTTCTGCCCAAGAAACTTTAGCCATTCGATGTAAGCTTTGAAGCAAACGTTTTTAACCACTTCGCGAGTGTGGCTGATAAACCAGGAATCTGAATGAGGGTTGCGTTGAGCTCTATCCCAGTGCCAGGGGCATCCGAAATGAGTTTTACCCGAGCCCACCCCTCCGGCGATGCTGAGGTATCTGTGATTGAAATCGTAGAGGAGTCTATCTTGATAGGGTAAGAGCCGGTGCTCAAGCACATTTAGCCGCCTCTAGTTCAAGCTCGCAGGTATTAAGAAAGGCTTGCATAACTACAAGGGCCTGAACCAGGCGGCGTCTATCGGCAAACATTAACGCTACGGATTCGCCGGCAAGGTCTTGAATGAAAATAAAGTTCGAACGTGAATGACATAGAACGCTAAGCTCGACATCATCAACACGAACAGAGCGGGTATAAGGGTCAATGTTTCAAATCCTCTAAAGCGTCGGGTAATTCAAGCGGAGGATGTGAACCAACAAAGCTAACTTGCTGTAAGGGGTATTCATCGAGCAGTTCTTTAGTTTGGTTCTGCTTCTTGTCTAGAACCGCTAGGGAATTGTCATGTTTGATTGATTCGAGTGTTTGCGCCGGCGAGTATTGGGCATGCCGTGTCGAATCAAACACCCGCTCAACGGCCCACTTCTCACCTTTGCGGAGATGCTTACGAAACCCTTGAACGGCTAGGCTGTAAATCTCAGAACGATTAGCCGCGACGACTTCGTGCACTTCCTTCATGGCGGCGGCTTCCTTTACGGATTGAGTCGTGCATCCGCATCTATCAGCCACCCACTTTTGTTGGCCATGACCGAAACGGTCGCCAGGTTGCCAAGTCGTTTCCGCTAACACCTCGCCTATTCGGCGCTGCAACGTAGTAATTGACCGTGTTTTCGTGGGGTTTTCCGTAGCCACTAGAATTATTGGTAGTAAATTTCCTTGAGGCAACTAAGAGCTTCGTTCGTCGTAGGCCCGGACGCCGAGAAATTCCTGACGAAACGCATATATTGTCGAATCTCGTCTTTGGTTTCTTTTGGGATGTTTGCATTGCAAACTGCTGAAAGGAGTTGCAATGCGGCGATATGAAAGTTTGCCGAGTGAGAAATAAACTCGGTGATAATACCTAGCGCTACGCTTGGTGTAAGCTCAGTTTCGCCGGCTGTGTATTTATCCTCCACCGCTCCGCTTCCTCCAGGTGAATACCTAGAGTTTAAATCTTCTTTCTTTCAAAGTACAGAAAAAATTACCCTTGGTTAACCTGCCTTAAACTTCTTGATCTTTTCCTGATCTTAAAAAGAGAGGCGAAGCCGATGGCCGTCCAGAGGAACACCTGGCGGAAGGTAGACTATCCCTTAAATCTTAAGGCAGGTTAATCAAGGGCTGAGTTTGAAAAGTTTGAGGTAAGAAAAGACGAAGCCCGTTAGTGACTGAAAGGCTTTCTTTGGTTCTTTCTTTGATTCAAAACTCGATGTCAAGAGAAAAATGAGATTGTAAATGGAGTCGTACACTTGGGGATAATTTCTTTTCGGACATTTTGTCAGTAGGTACGACGGTACTTAGATGTGGGAATTGGTACTTATGTCAGTACACGATAGGTGTGGATAACTATTTTGGGAAGGCGTGAAGAGAGACCCAGCCTTTATCGTATGCAAGGCCAAGTTCGGTAGCGAGTTGTTCACATTCTTCGCAGTCGTCCACGAGAAGTAGTCCCGTCCAACGGAGCTCTGCCATTTTTCTGATTTCAGCAAGGCTATCATCGAAGGTATAGGAGCGGGTAAAGCCGCCAAGGGTTCCCGATGTTGGTTCTTTATTTGGAGGGGTTTTCACGGCTCGATTCTATCAAAGCCTAAGACCATTCTCCAGTCCTCATCATCGATGCCAGTTCCTTCGCTCGTTCCCCAACTTGCTTAGCCCATAGACTGCCAAGCATCTCATTGGCCGCCGTCGGATAGTCACCGACACTAACGGCTCTGATAAGTTTTGTGAATTGCTGAAACCGCGTCACGCCAAGGTTAAAAATCATGTCAGAGATAACAACCTTTCTGGGGTCTGAGAGCTGGTCAAACCTGTCGCCAAAAATGAGCCTCGCAGACAGAACCGCATCACAAGCATCGCGCTGCAAGAACAATTCCGCCTCCTCAAGCGTTATTCCGTTATCAGACAAGTTTCGACCGATACCAATCGTTATCTTTCCAGCCGTGTCCGTATAAGGCTTTAAACGAAGCCCCTCGTGCTTTTTGAGATAGAATTTTAGCTTCTCAAACCACCTTGGCGACGAGTAATCGAATTGAGGAAATATACTCATCCATTTGAATTAAATTTTTCTTATCGGGAAGTACAGAAGAATTATTTCTTTTCGGGCAGGAGCATAGAGTGACAGATTTCGCCGTTCTTGTGGTTAACGCTGATTTTCATAATTGGCGCAGAGTCCGAAACTTTAACGAACTTCCCTTCTGCGCTCAGCTCGAAGTAGCCTTTGCCTTCTATAAAAACACTCTGAACGTTTAATTCTTTGCTCGACCAAGTCACATTCGCGGCGTCAAAAATTTTATCCATATATTAAGAAAAATCCTCGGTGCCGGCAGTCAAAAAGCGGGTCGGGCAAGTTGTGCTCGGAGTTCCGACCCGCAGACTCGTCTTCGGAGAACAATACATGGGCGTATTGTTCAATACGAAATAGTACATTAAGCAAATTCGTTAGTACAGCTTTAAGCTTTTTTGCCTAAAGAATTCGAATTTTAAAGTTGTGACGTAAAATATTTTCGAGAGAAATTTGTACGTACTTTCGTACACTTAGATCGTTTATACAGAAAACTTTCAAGAAAAATTGAAAATGAAGTAAACTTTTTCTTGAAACGGAACGATAATAGTGTTAGTCTAACAACTGTGCTTGGTTGTTCCTACCTTTTCAAAAGCACGTTCATAAAGTTCCCGAACAGGTTTCTTATCGGGAGTCACTGAGCGAGCTCAAATAGGAGCAACCATAATTTAACTCTCTTAACGGAGGAATTATGGGCGATTCTGAAGTTCTAAATCATATACCTGAGCAGCCACTCGAGAAAACCGAGGCTGGTTTACTTCAGGCTGTAAACGAAGCGCTGGATTCGGCGCGAACCATTCAAAAGCAATATTCCGAAACGCTAGACACCATTCGAAACCTCTTCGGACTTGTCGAGCCAGACTACACGGAGCTTGTCGAACGAACCGTTCAGGCAATGGAGAAGGACAATGTGTCTGCTTGAAGAATGTCCCGACCCTTGGGCGCTCGAACTTGACCAAACTCGCGAGATGCTTTGCGAGACTATTTACGACTACGAATCAAAGCTCAAAGCCCAGGAATGCAAAATGGATTTGCTTCGTTACCAAGTGGACTACTGGCACGGGCAAGCAATGCAACTTGAAGCAAGGCTAAATGCAGAAAGAGAAAAAAACCGGGCGTAAGCGAAAAACACGCCCGCTTAGAAACTTTGCCGATAATTTGGAGAAACTTGAGAAAGACAGACGAAGGCTGGAGCAAGCTTACAACGCATTAGCAAAGGTCTTTTACGAACTTAGAAATGGCGGATGTGAATTTCAAGGAGAGTTATGAGAAGGCTGAGAAATATAACATCGCGCTTGATAACTATTTTAGTAACCGATTTACGGTTATTGCTTGCGAAACCCGAGCAACTCAAAGTTTGGGAGTGGATCGATTTCTTGTCTCAAATAAGACGGGCCTTCGCCTCTCGGTCGAGTATAAGGTCGATTTTCGGGCCGGACGTAGCGGCAACGCTTTTATTGAAACCCGTCAGCGCTTCGAGGACGGACGACTTGTGCCCGGATGGGGATTTTCAACGTGTGCGCAACTCATCGCGTACTTCGTTGTCGGACGCGCGGCGGTCTACTTACTGGACACATTAAAAATGAAACGAGAACTGCCCCACTACTCAAAGTTTTTTCCTAAAACTGATTGGGTCGTGAACTTAAAACAGGATGGAACCAACTACGCGGCAAAAGGGATTTTAGTGCCACTAGAGATTTTAGAGAAAGCTTGTTTATCAGTTGAGAATTTGGAGTGCTAGAAATGGAAACAAACAAATTAAATATTTATCAGCGACTTCTTAGGGCACAAGAAGCAATAAAATTTCTGCCGAAAGAAGGCAAGCACGGCCAGCTCTATAAATATGCAAAAGAAGAAACCGCACTTGAGCTGATTAAGCCGCATCTTGTGGCACAAGGTCTTGCAATTTTCAGCACTCGCACTTCCGTTACGCACGAAGGCCCGCTTTTTTTAGTGGATATGAAATACACAATCATAAACACTGATAACCCGGATGAAAAAATTGAACTGGAATTTACGGGCGCCGGATTTGATTCACACAGTCCTGATAAAGCGCTCTATAAAGCATACACCGGATGCAATAAATATTTCTTTTTCAAAACTTTTCTAATGCCGACCGGCGACGACCCCGAAAAGGAAGATGCTCCAATGGCCACCTCCATCAAATCCGCACCGAAAAACGGAAACGCCGGCGTTAGAAAATCCCCTACCGTTCTTAGTTACATTATTGAGGGCAAATGCTCGAAGACCGGTCAGGCTATTTCAAAGATCGTTAACGAGGATAAGGAATGGCTTCTCTCCATTGGCAAAGATGAAACGAAATTAAGCCAGCTTACTCAGGGCGACCAAGCGAATATCAAACTTGCAATAAGACAATTAGAAGAAAACGGAGCAGGAAAATGAATATTGTTGCGTTAATCGGAATTTGCCCATCCCAACCAACCGCTAAGCAAATGCAAGGCGGTGGAGAGGTAAGCGTATTTCAGGTTCAGGTCGCGAATCGAAAAGGCGAGCCGGATATGATTGAGGTTTCCGCCTTCGGTGAAACCGCTTCACGGCTGAATCAGCACCTTAAGCCCGGCATGCAAGTTTGCGTCCAGGGCAAAATCAAATCTCGCGCATGGAAAGATAAACATTTTATCTCCGTTCAGGCTTCAGCGGTTGAATTCTGGACAGACGCGGAAGCTGACCTTCGCGAGAAAATGCAGCCAATGAGTTTTTTAGAGGACGACATACCTTTTTGAGGGAGGTTTTATGACGGCGTTACTTTATAAAATTAAACGTTTCTTTATCTTTTGTTTTTATTCCATCGTTTTTGGCTCGATTGCCTTTACGGCATCCTGGGTCTATGCCGGTTGGAATCCGCCCATCGTCGAAAAAATTGTCGAGGTTCAGCCAGAGCGATTGGACCTTGCCGCCATGGTGGAAAAGACCGCGGGCGAGTATGGCTTAGACCCCCTTTTACTTCGCGCAATCATCCGAGCAGAAAGTGGCGGTCGGGCAAACGCTATTAAGCTTGAACCGACTCACCTCGCGCGCAAGGACGTTAAAGAATACGGCCGCACGCAAGATGAGCGCACGATGTATGCATCGAGTTTCGGGCTCATGCAGGTCATGGGATGGCACGCGCCGGCGTACGGACTTCAATGGTCTGACCTTCTAGAGCCATCAGTTAACTTAAAAGTTGGCGCCGAGATTCTTAAAGACTGTCTTGAGAGACAAAGCACCAAATCAAAAGTTGAGAAACTTCGTGGCGGCCTTCGTTGTTACAACGGCGGCGATAAATACCCCGACTTAATTTTAGAAAACATGGGCGCAATTTTAGCTGAGGGGATGAAGCTCTAATGCCATGGCACGAGGTAACACGAACATACAGAGACGGTTACTACTATGTCGCGTCAGTTTGGGTGGAGTTTGTTTCCGGTCGCGAACGGTACGGAAAGGTTAGCGTCCGGGTTTACGGCAAAGACAAGAACGGCGAGTGGGCGGCGAAATCCTACTGGTCAATTGAGGAATTAGAGAGGGCAAAAATGTTCGCTACAAAAGCTGAGCTTTGGATAGCGAAACAACAGGAGAGGCAGTGGAAGGAATTAGAATTAAACAAAGTCCCAACGGAACTTACAGGATTAATAGGCGGAATAGTTCAAAAGTTAAGTCAATGAAAGATTATTTTTTAAAATTCTACGGAGAGGATTTGGGGCCGCTAGTCAAGGCCGAGATGGCTGAACTCAAAATTCATTCCGGGCCAAGATTTGCGCGGCTAGTCGCTGCTTATTTTTTAAAAGATAAGTCGGAACTAGCAAAAAAGTTTTTCGAATTAGAAAAAAATCGGTTGGGGATGAGTTGATTAACTGAAAAGCGACGATAAGACTCTTAAGGCTCAATGCAGTATCAGTCATTACGAGAGGTCGTCGTGCTTCAAAAACTTGAAGGAAAGACTTTAAATGCTTTTGTTTCAAATGAAATCGGCATTTACGGGCTTATTCCAATAATTGAGAGTTATTTAAATCATTATGCTTCCGCAAAAACGAGAACATGCCGGGCAAAGCAGAACGACCTTAAAGTTTTTACTGAATTTCTTATCGGGAAGTTTGGAAACGCTCCTATGCTAAACGATTTTACCTATTCAACGACGATTGATTACGTTGAAAAACGTTTACAGCTGGAAGCGCCGGCGACTGTAGCTAGAAGACTTGCGACGCTAAAGCATTTTGCTAAGCGCATAGCCGATCTTTTCCCTGGGTTTGTTAATCCGACAAGAGATGTCAAAGGGCCTGTAAAGGAAAACTATTCATTTAAGGCAATGGAAGATCATGAACGTAAGCGCTTTTATGACATTATTCGGGTTCCTGGCGAGACGTATAGGCAGGAAAGAGACCGAGCAGTCTGTCAAACATTACTCGAAACGGGAATTCGAAATGATGAGATTAAGAAACTTAGCTTATCTCAGTTTACCGGAGATTGGTTCACAGCAGTTAGATGTAAGGGCAAAAAGATTAGAAATGTCCCGGTCCCGAAAAGCTTAAGGAATAGGCTAGAAAAATATCTTTCTCTTCGAGCGCGAGAAGTTGGGGATTCGTCCCCTCACCTGCCTTTCTTTGTTTCCATTTATAGGGGAGCGATTAAAGAGCTCGATAATAAAACAGTTCACAGAATTGTTTCCACTATTGGAAAAGCAGCTGGTGTTAGCTGGCTTCACCCTCACGCGCTTCGTCACACCTTTGCATACGTCATCGGACGAAAGCTAAAAGACCCGAGATTAGTTTCCCAACTTCTTGGGCACTCAAACATTAACACCTCGATGATTTATACCTCGCGTACCGAGGACGAGCTACTCGAAGCAGTAAGCAACTTCGCGAGTTTGATTCTATGACTGAACTCGACGAGGACTACCGCGTTTCTTCTTTGGTTCAAGCTTACGAACTTCTTAAACGGCAAAACGAGGATTTGCAAAAAGAAATAGGGCGACTTCGAGAAATTATTGTTTGGTATTTCTCGGTTCGAAAGCTTCGTAAACCTGTCCATAAAGAAACTTGCGAATGCGTTTATTGCGCTTCGTTTAGACAGGTTAGCTGGATAGTGAGCAGAGCATGAGAACAATAATTACAGGCGCACCTGATATAACGGACTATCGATGGCTACTTGACGCTATTGAGCGCTCGGGTTTTTCCATCACGTCCGTTCTTACGTCTACGAAACTGGGAACCGATGTCCTTGCTAAGCGATTCGCAACTGAAAACAAATTGCCCCTCACTATATTTGAGCCTGAGTGGAAAGTGATGTCGTGTAAAATGGTTCCTCTACATAACAAACGAATGGTCGAAATGGCTGATGCTGTGATTGCTCTTTTCTGCGGACGGACGCCGGCGGCGCAAAGTGTTTTAAAACTTGCCTATGAACGGAATTTAAAAACTCACACTCATTACGCTTCGGTCTGGTCGTTTGATAGAGAGCTTGAGGTTAGAGAGATTTCAGGAAGATATGCCAAAGCTAACTAGAAACGGAACTCAAGTTGAACTTACACAGCCCGGCATGAAGGTGAGCTTTTCCACGCTTCACGGCGGCGCTCCGCTTAATGTCATTAATACTAAGCTAAACATACCGGTCGTCTCCAATCATCCCGGCGAAGGATGGCAAGTTGTGTGGGATTCGGGACAGGACGGAACGCAAGCATCTGCTACCGGTGTCGACGGCTATCCTATTCATACGCTCGGGACTTCTGGCGACGAATATTATGCACGAGAAGAAGCGTTTCTACCCGACAAGGACGGACACGAAGCGCTTTATCAAGTTGGCGGTCCTGCTCCGTATTTTTGGATTTCCCAAGAAGCGATTGACGACTGCATTCCTCCACACCCCAGTGGCAAGCCAAGTGGTTGGTGCACTCCCTATAATAATTTCATTAATCTCCCCGCTTCTTCTTTTAATACATTCGGCACGCCAATTTATTTCGCCCCTCGTGGCGAGGTTAAATCTGGGATTATCCTGCTTGGCGATGAGATAGCAGGAACTTACAACAGCGCTCTTCCTTGGAATCTGCGTGTCGCAACTATCGAAGGCGGAAAACTTGCATTTAAGATTCGAATCGATCTTTCAGAAGCCCCACCCGATGTTATAGCCGGAGTTTATTTTAGAAAGCCGGACCTATACTCCGCCACCGATACGCAAGACGCCGTCTATAATGCGCCTGGAAGCACTATATATATTAACAAGGCGGGCGGCGTAGATTATTTCGATAATAAAAAAGTTTTTCATGTTCGAAGCTCCTCCCCTTCTCAGCAATTAACTCTTGAAGTACGAAGCTCTCTCACGTCTTCCGACATTCAAATATTTATTGATGGCACTTTCTGCGGAACGTTTCCGTCTAGTTACGCCGGCGGGGCTATAGGGCTTTATTGCCAATGCTCAAGTGGAAAAGTTAAATTTGATAATAGAAACATATTCGACATTGGAACAAACTTAACTGCCCAATATCGGAGCACCTCGCGGGACACTCTTTGGCAAGCGTTAACTGTAAGTAGAGTTTGTGCGCCTTACTACGCTCCGATGTATCGATTGAACCTGCCGGTTTGTTTTATCGATCCTTCAATTCGTGAGCAGTTTAGAACCTGGAATTTTGCAGGAGGATGCTCGATAGTCGATAGCGACTCATCAGGAATATTTCCCTTATCTCAAGTCAAAGCTTTTTACGCCGGTCGTAAAGACGGTAAGGCCGGAATGTTTTGTCGCATACATTCATACACTGGACAAAGTGGTCACATCGGCATTTCGAGAAACAACGCAGCCATTTCAGCTCTTTCTTTTAACGCAAACTTTAGCCCTGAGATGATGACGGCTCATGCTGTGATATCGGAATGGTGCGCAGAAATTCGCGAGGATTTGCTATGAGCACTCTCGGTGCACTTCAGATTTTGTTAATCGGCTTGAAATTGACCGGTTACATTACCTGGTCATGGTATTTGGTTTTGATTCCATTTTTTATTTCATTAACAGGTTGGATGTTTCTTTTCTTATTAATGGGGATAGTTGGTTTATCAGCATGGAGGGAGCAACGTAGAAATGACTTGGCTAATTTTTGCAACAAACGTCGTATTAACTTGGGCCGCTAGCACCGGTCCGATTGTTACTGGCTACAAACTGTATATCGGTTCATCGCCAGGTAACTACACGCAAACTGTAACGCTTGGAAACGTCACGACCACAACTCAAGACGTTGACGTATCGACAGCGAAATATTTTGCAGTAAGCGCAGTGAACACTTGGGGAGAATCCGCGAAGTCGAACGAGGTAACCGCGGGAAAGCCCCAAGCCCCGGGGAGTTTAGTTGCAGTACCACAGTAGATCCGGGGCTACTGTATCATCCAAACGGCGCAACTTGGATGGTTAACTGGTGTTTTGCGCGCGAGACCGTATGTCAGGCCGAAGATGTTGGGCTTGGATTTAGAAACTGTAGATATCCATTTATAGAGCAATGCAAGACGATAGTGACGAATCCGCACAAGTAGACGACGAGCTAAGAAGGCGCCACAAGGTATCGGCTACATCATTGCAAGAACTCGGCGCGAAGCGATGGAGCGATTTTTATTTGATGGGACATACGCATCTTTGTTCGAGGACGACTGGAAATATTATTATCAGAAGGGCTACCGCTGCGTGCGAGTGCGGGTAGAGGAGGCGTAGATGTATTGTCATAAATGCGGTGCCCACACATACGTAACCAATTCGCGGTCCTGCAATAAGAAAGGCTTATGTGATGGCAAACGAACGAGAACACGACGATGCAAGCAATGTGCAACAAGTTTCACTTCGGTCGAAGTTCTATTTAGTGAATATGAAAAGATTCGCTACTTCAACAATCTAGCCTCGATAGTTGCTACCCTCAACAATCTAGCCTCGACAGTTGCTACTCTCAACAAGCGCCTAGCAGCCATCATGAGCAATGATTCTGCGAGTGGGGATTGAATGACTTGGATAGATATTGCATTTGGAATTATTGCAGGAGGGGTGGGACTTTTCGTCCTCTACAAAATATTTATGTTTATAAGAAACTGTATTGGACGGTGGGTTTATGGAGACTTTTGGTGGCTACTGAAATGACCCCTCTTAACCTGCGCGAGGATGTATGAGCGAACACCAATACTTCGGCTACCCCATGCAGTTCTCTCTAAACGAATGGGCAATCGACGTTATTATGCAAGGAACGAAAGACATAGTTCAACGAATTACATTTGACTACATGCCCGAATATTGGCAGTCGCAATTTGAACATTCAATTCTCGAATTAGCAAAAGAGCATCGAAAGATTATTCGTTTGACAATTCCAAAACATGCAATGCTTGAAGAAATATTAAAGATAAAGAGAGTGACATCATGACCATTAACCTGCGCGAGATTCGGGAGCGGTGCGAGAAGGCTAACGAAATGGAAACGGACCAGAGTTTTTCCGTGGTTGCCGCCATACTGACCGAGGAGGACCTTCCCGCCCTGCTTGATTGGGTGGAGCGCTGTCAGCGAGTTTTGAAAGACGTTGAAAAAACAACCGAGTATCAAGGTTTGCTAGGAAACGTTAAGCAACTTCTCTCGGAGCTAGAGCCATGAGCGTTGAAAAATCCGGTCCGGTAGAACCAGAATATATTGAGCAAATGCACTCGATCATGACCGTCTTGGATGAATTATTTAATCCACCGGGGCTACCTAAACAAACGGGCATAACTCTTTTAGTCTTTCCATTTGGCGACGGGCAAAACGGCGAGCGCATTAATTATATGAGCAATGCGAGCCGCAAAGAAATGATTGTAAGTATGCGTAACCTGCTTGCTAAATGGGAAGGACGCGCAATTGAGGAAATTAAAACCAAACAATAAGGAGACATCATGCAACTAGCAAAACAATCGGGTGAACATATTATTCAGTTCTTTGCATACGAACATTTGCCGCACTGCTTGCAAGAGGTATCCAGGCCCTTTGGAGATATTGCACGACAAATAGTCGAGACATTACCCAGGAATCCTGAAAGGACTGTTGCATTGCGTAAACTGCTTGAAGCAAAGGATGCCGCAGTAAGAGCAAAGTTGGCCGCTGAGCCATGAGCGATGTGTAAAAGATATGCTAATATTTTCAAATTTAGCACACGCTTACAAAACTCGATTTCATCGACACATACTGAAAATATGGTGATTACATGGACATGACCGACTCCGAACTGATAGCGCGGGTGCTGGAATTGGATGAGCCGATGGGAAGAGGGGGCTTTGATCCGGCTATTCGAATGGCTCCGTTTGCAATGTCAGATATTATCGACCTCGCCCACCGGCTTCAAAAGGCGAATGAGAGGATTAAGAAGCTAGAGAAATTATATAATTATTGCCAAGAAGAATTAGAAAAACGCTTACATGAGAACATGAATGAGAGAGAGGCAAAAGAGGCTGATATTTTATTTAATATGATAAACGCAATGCGAGCGAAGGTTGCAGAGCCATGACCCAAGAAACCATGTTGCGAAGTGATTGTTGCAACGCTGATATGGGCACCTCATTCGGTGATGAGGGAACTAATTTTCATTTCTGCATGAAATGCAAAAAGCCATGCGACGCGCTTAGCCCTCGATGTGTGCCGAAAGAGTGGTGGGAGAAATTGGAAATAAGATTGTCCTGCAATGCTACCGCTAATCATTCTTCGTTGGGCGAATATGGCAAAGGCTGGAAAGAAGCCTGGAAAGCTGCATTGGAAGAAATGCGCCGCATCGAGGACCAGGGGGAGAAATGAGCGAGAAAAGCAAATGCTGCAAGGCGTCGGTCTTAATCAACTACGGCGAAGAAGGGACAAATTACTATATTTGCCCAACTTGCAATAACGCTTGCGACCTAGCCGAATGGAACACCCGCGCCGACCATATTCCCGTAGCTGTCACACTTCAGCCCATTGAATGCTCTCATTTAAAGGCGAAGATAAGAGCATTAATAAATGTCCTAGGATCGGAGCCCGGAGAATACACAAATACCGATTTTGCAACATTATTTGAGCAGTTGAAAGCGCTAGCAGCCGAGTGAATTTCTGCGGTACATTTATTCTCAATTCAGCTATAGTAATATGACTTTGGTGGAGGTGATGGGTGGAGGTCATAAATATTCTGCATGTCGACGACGACATCCCCTATCTAACAGTCGTTAAAATTATGCTTGAGCAACCAGAGGGCGCCCTTACGCGGAAAGTCCAAGCTCAGACTAGTTACTCGTATAAAGTGATAGCGGTGAATAGCATCGATAAGGCTGAGGAAGTTCTAAAATCTCAGGACGTCGATGCGGTGCTTTTAGATATTTCGATACCTGGGAATGAAGACCTTGAACACCTACGCTCTCTCGTAAAGCGCTATCCTTATACACCTATTATTATAGTATCGGGTTACCCTCCTGACCTTGACGAGATTGCAGCTAAAACTATTTCAAACGGTGCCCAGGACTATCTTTATAAAGACACCACCTCTCGCGACAATCTCGACAAAACTATCCGTTACTCAATAGACCGTTGCAGACGAGGCGCAAAGATTGTTGACCCACCAGAAGGCATACCAGAAAAAGACAGGGCAATCTATGACACCACTCGCCTTCGCGAATTGAGACAAATGCTAGAAGCAAAGCAAATTGTGAATGACGGATGAAGAGAAAGACGACTACAGACGGCACGCCTACTTTATCCTTAAATCGCTTGAGGAAAGGGCAAAGGCCGACGAACGCCTAGATGAAAAGCTTAACGAATCACACTCGCATGTCTTGGATGAAATATCTCAGCTTTGGAGAGTCGTTGAAGGATTAAAAGTTAAAATTACCATCGGTGCCGCGGTAGCTAGTGGCGCTGTTACTATTGGAATAAAAGTAATAGAGGAGTTGTTAAAGAAATGAGCTGGCAAGAACCAACAAACGAAGTCCCTTCGCACGACCGTTTTGTTGTGGGGTTTTTAGACCCTGGAGTCCTTTGCTTCATGCGCTACATTAAGGACACTTGGGTAGACGATAAGGAAATGGCGTCCCCCGCCCCGCGCTTATGGCATGACCTGCCACCACCGCGAATCGATGTGGTTATTAAAGTTCCACCATTCGCGCTTTTCGGAAAACAGATTCGACCCGGTAACTAACGCGCTCTAACTTTCATTAAGACGCGCTCGTTTAGAACGTTGTCGTTATCAAGCGTTGCGTTGATGCTTATTAGATAATCATGCCCGTCAGTTCCGCCTTGGACTGGAATCTCTAGAATAGTTCCGCTTACATCTACAGTCCCAACGACAACAAGACTTTTATTCGAGCCGTCAAGCAGGTCAATAACTTCAGAGATATCGGCGCTCGCGAGGTTCGCGCCAGTTGGAAGCTTGTCGATAAAAGACACCCCGACGGTGTAAGCCTCATCGGGGTGCTTATAGAAAACGTCAAGCGCTTTCGGGTCGGTCATTACGCAATGTTAATGATGCCGCTAGCGTTCCATTGAATCGTAAAGTTACCAGCAGAACTGGAAAGGTTCGATCCAAAGTCAACGTATACAAGTAAGTTACTGGTCGACGCTGTGCCAGTGTCTTTATAAAGCACCGCAGCTCGGGCCGTAATCGTTGAGCTAGACCAGGTTACATCATCAGCATCGAAAATTGCCGTTGTCGATTGAATCGAAACAGCTTTGTTTGCTAACGTTGCGCCGCCGGCGGTATAGCCCGTGCCAGAAACTTCGTTTGTAATGTCGTTGAAAAAGTCATGCGCCGTTGAAACGGTATAAGTCGCCGTTACGAGAGCACACTTTATCGTCGCGCTAGCATGGTTAATGTTAGCGTTAAATAGATCCGTCTTATAGGAATTATAAATTGTTGATGCCATCTCTCCTCCACATCTTCCACATCCGCCACACCCTCCCTGAGAGTTGGCTTGTTAATAGTACCAAAAACCGTCCCTGCAGTACACAAAAACCCTAGGCGTCTATAATGAAAGGTCGACGTTGGGCTTTTATTGTCAGGTACGGATCTGTTGCCGCGGTGCCAATTATGACCTCGGGGGTCTGGAGGCTAACCGTAAGTGCCAGGGCGCTGGCTATATATTCGGAGTCTGTAATAACCACAGGGTCTGGCGTTGAAACCAGAAGCGAGAGCGCCTCAATTGAGGCCAAAATGTCAGTGGATAATGAAGGCGCCCGGATGCTCGTTGTTAAGGTCAGAACCGACGGGGATGTGGTTACGCTTGTGCCGGCTGTAACCGAAGGCGCCTGAATACTTGCTGTTAGAATCTGGACTTCGGGCTGAGCCGTAATGTTTGCTACCACCGAAACAGTCGGGTCGAGAACTGAGACCGTAAGGGTTTGGGCGCTAGCCGAATAGGTATCCCCTGCCGATTCACTTGGGGCCTGGATAGATGTCGTTAAGGTTAAAACGCCAGGCGTTGCCGTTGCGTTTGAATCGGTTATTACTGCCGGCGCCTGGATTGAGGTCGTTAAAGTTAAAAGGTCTGCGTCTAATAGCTCGTCTGTTTGTTCAGCCGGTTCTTGAATGCTTGTTGTGAGCGTTAATTCGCTCGGCGTAACTAAAACGTCGGTCAGTATGCTTGGCGCTTGGATTGACGACGTTAAGGTTAGAGCATTCGGTGTTGCGGTAGCGTTTGAGTCGCTTTGAATGCTTGGCGCTTCAATCTCAGACGTTAAAGTAATTAATTCAGCATCTGCTATCGCGTCTCCAGTGACAACCGGGTCGTACTCACTCACTGTAAGCGAAAGCGGGCTAACCGGTATCGCCGAGTCGGTTATAACTAGCGGTGTGAAAATTCCTACAGTCGCAACAACCGCTTCCATCGGTGCGACATAGTCATATTTAAAGCTCGGGTCTGGCGTCGTAACGGTAAGCTCTTCTTCTGCCGGAGATACTAAGGCAGGTGTGGTGATTCGAATTGTCGGAGACTTTATAGAAGTCGTTACCGTTCGAACGTTTGGAACAGAATACTTATAGTCTCGAATTATGGTCGGGGCTTTTATCGAAGATGTTAAAAGCTGCCGTGCCGGTAATACCGTTCGGCCGGTTCCTGCGGTTACTGTCGGTGCTTTTATTGATGCCGTTAGTAGAATTCTTGCCGGGACAACGAGCAGCGGATTTGAAATTACAACCGTCGGAGAGACAATAGAGAGCGCTAGAACTTCCTGCGACGCAAAATATCGGTAGTCATCTAGGAAAGTGATGTCATTCCCGTCAACCGTTACGGTAATAGTTGACGGCGTTACTTCTACGTCTGTTACGACGCTCACGGCGGGGACGCTAGATGTTAAGCTAAATAGGTCCGCAGTTACCGTGACGCCGGCGGTAACCGTTGGGTCTTGAATGCTCGATGTAAGCGCAAGCTCATTTGGTGTTGCAGTAGCACTTGAGTCAGTAAGGACGCTTGGAGCTTGAATAGACGACGTCAGCGTGAGCGTGCTTGTGCTAATAACGCTATCTGTAATTACGGTCGGTACCTGAATAGAACTCGTCAAAGTCAATTCGGCAGGCGTGGCCGTAGCATTTGAATCGACACTAACACTTGGGGCCTGAATGCTTGAAGTTAATGTAAGTGCCGATGCGCTAAAGCTTGCATCTATCTCCACGCTTGGGGCTTGGATAGACGAGGTTAGAGTTAGTCCCGCCGGCGAAGTTGATACATCAACCGACTCTGATGGCGCTTGTATCGAAGTGGTTACAGTTAAGACAGAAGGCGAAACAGTTACCCCAGCTGAAACGCTCGGCGCTTGAATCGACGTGGTAAGGGTTAAAACGCTCGGGGCCGCTGTTACATCTGCGCCAGGATCCGGCAAGGTGTCTGTAACCTGACGACGATCCGCAGCATCAACTGTCCCATCTGGATGTGGGAGAGAGCCTGTTACGGACCGTCGTTTGTTTTCGTCATCATTGGCCATTAATTCACTTTACCGCGCGTGAACGTAGTGCCATCGTCGCTAACCGTAGCCGTCCCTAGTGACGTAGTTCCGTCATCTTTGTAAAGCGTTTCGGTCGAGGACGTTGATGTCTTCTTATTCCTCAGCGACTCGTACATATATTCGAACTTGTCTAAGAAAGAGCCGTTAGCATTCGGCAACGATGATAGCGGATCGGTCTGATCGGCCGGCGTGCCACTAATTTGCGCCAAGTTAACCGAAATGAACGTCGGCGGCACTGGATCGTAATCAAGTGTTTGCGGTGAAGTAAACCCGCTTACAACTGTGATAGTGCCGCCATTCTCCCAGCCCGTTAAACCGGTGATGGTGTAATTTGCTGCGCCGTTTTCGGTCATGTAACTTTGCTTAAAGTTCTCGCACGTAAGGCTACTAAGCGTACAAGGCCCGCCGACGGTCGAAAGAATATTAAACAGGTTTGTTGCAAACGTAGATGCGTCATCACCCATACTTCCGCGTTGAACGAACACGGTTTGATGAAGCGTGCCGCAACCGCCGCCACCTGTGTAGTTTTCGGTTATTAGAGCTGCATCTATGTCAAACGGAGAACCCGAACTTATGCCGTTAACGCGGCAACTATCTGCCGAACATCCGGTGAGTTGCCCGTTAAATAAAAAGAAGGTTCCGGGGTTAGAGAAGCCGAAGTTTGGATCTTTATAATCTGTGCTGCTGTATCGAAGTGGCGTTGCCGTTGAGACGAAATCATTACCCGCTACTCCACTTACAAAAAGATTAAACACATAGTTTGCGAACAGGTCTACAAAAGAACCGTGCTGGACATCATCAGTGCTCATTTGCGTATCTGTAGTTAGCAATCTTTGAATTGCTGTAAGCTCGATGTCCCCAACATCGCCAATACAGTTTGGCGCGGGAAGTAACGCATACTTGATTGTTCCAGTCGGAGCGCTGCCGTTAGTCCATCCGCTTATCTCAACCGTGTCTGTTGAGCCAACGTTATCAAGAATACAATGAACTTCTCCAACCCCTGGCGCTCCGCCAGTAGCTGAAACAATTGTTACTGCAACATTGTTAGCCAGCGCATGGTCTGAAAAGTTTTCACTTGAGGCTAACTGCACATGAGTATCGTCAACGCTCTGCGCGGTTTTTGATTCGTATTTAAGTGGCGTGATTGCGCCGTCAGCTAGATTTACTTCCGGTGCGATTTGAATACGCGCAGCCATTGGCGCCATGTTCGTAGCGCCTTGACAATAGATAGTTACATAATTTGCACCACTAGCCAGCGCTCCGGTTGGTGGGCAGATTTGGTAAACTCCCGGCTGATGGCTTGAATCGACTTCTTTGAAACATCCGCTTGTGTAGGTTCCGAGCGTTGAGCTTGCGAGTGAAATTGATGTCGCAGAGCTAGACCCCGAGCGATGATAATAACAGGTTAAGCCGCTTGTGTTATAAGCAAGGCCAGTAAGACCAGTGCCCGTGCTTGACGATGAGTCCTGAACGAACACATCCAGCATCTGTGATGTCGAATCTGCCGGCAAAACATAATCAGCGTGTGCCGTGCCTACTAGAAAAAGAACAATCAACCACCCCAACCGCTTCATCACTGCATCCCCCCGTTCATCGGATTTTGTCTAAAAATCGTTCCACCGCCACCACCTCCGCCGCCCCCAACGAGTTCATCTGCTCCGATGTCCCAGCTGCCTGAGCGTGCGTTTAAGTCGATATCAGTTGAAAAAGCGTATGTTCCATCAGCGCTTAAGTCTGTGCCGGCGTCTTTTGCGTTTGTGTCGCTGCTTCCTAGGTGAAAATCGTTCCCGCCTTCATTCTCAAAGGTTACGGCCTTACTTCTAAAACTTGAATCAGGGCTAGAAGTGTCTTCGCTTATGTTGTTCGAATGAGTGTAAGAGGTGGCAGCAGATTCAATGTAGAAATCAGTGTCAGAGCCGGTGCCGTTAAGGAGATTGTTCTTAAGAAAAATTGTATCGTTCGTGCCGTAGGCATAAACCTCAAGCTGATGTACGCCATTATGAACTAGGGAGTTATTGTCAAAGACTAAAGACCAACTATCTCCACTTGTGGTGTCTGCTTTGATTCCCGCTTCTTGGAATCCATAGATAATGTTGTTAGCGGCAATAACGTGGACGCTATCAACATCGCCGTCATCTTTAATCATAATGCCGGCGTTCTGGTCGCTGTTTGTGCAACCGGAGGAGCATTCGTATGCGAACAAATTCCCCGTTATGGTAAATGTTCCCGAAGCATTTCCGGCGTCATCGATGAAAATAATCGACCCCGGACCGTCGGTTGTTCGAGTTGATTTCGCCTGCGTTCCTTCAACAGTTACTTTTGAAACTACCGGCTTATAGCAGCCGTCATAGTCGGTGCAAACGATTCGAGGCTTAGAAGTGTTCCACACTCCGCCAAATTCTGAACCGCTGCCGGGATGTATGTAAATGTATCGAGTTGAGTCTGTGGTATAGCCGGAAAAACTTATTGTGGTTGAAATTGTTTCAGAGCTTGAGCCTTCAAGCGTAAAGACATAACGCTTGTCGGCGGTAACAAGATTCGTTGCTTCCGTGCTTATTGCTGAAGCAAGAGAGTTGTAAGCTCCTGCGCCGCCACCGCTCGATGCGCAGTTAGTTGCGGTGCCGTTTCCATTATTCCCACACCCCATATTTACGTGAATAACTTTGTCGGTGACGGCAAATGCGACTGAGGGAAAGAGAAGAATGAAAAGTAACAACCGCTTCATAGTATTCGTGACATTGGTTTGTAAGTAAGAGTTGAACTTGCAGGACCACCGCCACCGCCCGAAGATGGGCCTATGACGGTGTCGTCGTTTCGTGGGTATGCGCCGATGTCTTGGCCACTTGTGCCCGTACCGGAAGCAGGCGAACCACCCTGTAGATGAAAGTTGCCTTCCCCCGCGTCGACAAAGAGCGGGTCACCAACAGCGCTATGAACGTCATAGCCGCTGTGGTCAGACTTCCATGAAGTAAAGTTTGAACCGCTAAGAGGTGTATAAGTTGTAACCGGCGCGTCGCAATGACCTGCGGTCACTTCACCCGAATCGCAATTTCGATTATCAAGCGCCCGAGCGTTGTAATATATATTGTAATCAAGCGTTGTGGGTTCATTCGCATCCCAGCGTTGGAATTCTAGCGTCCAAGGGTCTGCCGTTCCGACAGAAGACTTATAATAGATGTTGTCATGAACACTGTTACCGGTATTTGAATCGCCTTCGGTCGTGGTTGAGTCATGGTGCTGACCGCCAGCGCAGTTGTAGAAGGTGTTGTTGTTTATTTCATAATCATCAACCGAGATTTTAAAGAAGATGCCAAACTCATCATCGTTGTCGCACTCGATGATGTTCTCGTAGATATGTCCGTCAGTAGATGTGCCTTGGTTGTTTGCATAGTATGCAGTAAAGCCATTGTTCTTAAGAATGTTATAGCGAACGATCGAACGTACAGCGGTTTCTTTGTCGCTAATTGCTTCAATTGCATTGTCTTCGATTAAGTTGTGTTCATATACGGAGTCGGTCGGACGATAAGCTTTGATACCTGCGCCACAATGCGCAGTACCGCCGAGACACGGAGTCGTGTCAGATGAAATATCGTGAATGTGATTGTATCCAATATAAGCGTTGGTGGCGTCTTGGATGAAAATGCCTGACCAGTTGGCACGATCGGTATCTTCTTCGTTGATGCGAGTGCCGCCGGAAATGTCACAACCGATGACGCGAAAATGCTGCAACGTGCCAACGTTTGCCTGCCACCAAAAACCGGAGTTCGTTACAATGAGGTCTTCGAAAGAATAGTAGCTAGGGTTTGTTTGTGTGACAGAACGAATGGGGCCGTTAATCGTGCATCCCTGATGGTTTTCACACTTCCAAGTTGTGTAAGCTCCCGACGAGCCACTCGGCCCCCAATGCGCGTCGTTACTCGCTTCAGTGCTCGTGCAAGTTCCGTCCTTAATTACAACAGTATCGCCGCTTGAAATGGTATCAGCGGCGTGACGAAGCGTTAACCAAGGCGTCCCGCTTGAGCCATCATTTGAATTGTTTCCAGTGGAGCAATCAACGTAATAGGTCGCTGCCCACGCACGCAGAGGGAAAAAGAAACATAGCGCCAGAAGCGCCAATATTTTAACCACCACCACAACACCACAACAACGGGCACCCCTGGCACCCGGCTAACTATTTCGTTTCAGAAGAAGCAGCAGCCTGGTTTTTCATGCTTTCAACTATTGCTGCCTTAATGCCTTCTCTGATGGTCGCCTTTTCGACCGGCGTTAGCTGGTGCGGGACACTTGCTTGAACCGGTTGAGCTGGCTTCGGCGCTTCTGTACCTTTGATAACGCCCGCCGCAACAGCAGCGCTCACCGCGGCAGCAGTAGCAATTTGAGTCATCGTCGATTTAACATCAGCCATTTTTAATCTTCTTGAAAAGTTTTATAACTAGATACACTAACCATGTAAGCGGAATATAAAATTCCTTCTTACTTGGCTGGTCCTCCTCCCTGTCCTCCATCCGCCTGTGCCTTAAGGTCTCGATGTAGTAATCCAATCACCCAAGTAATTAAGCCAGTAACTGCCGTGCCTACTGTTAGCTCTGACCAGTCCGGCGCGCCGGCGTCTTTAAGAAGGCCAAACAGCGCTTGTGAAACACTGTCGGGAATAACATGAGGAAACGCCGCGAGCGCGGCGCTAAGAACTAAAAGACAAAATCCGGTAAGCGTTTTTTTGCCGTTAAGTGGGAGCTTATCAAGAGTTCCCTTTAGAAATTTCTGAAGAAGCAAAGCTTTAATTTTATCTAGCATTACAGTTGCTCCTCGCTGTCAGAAACAGCTTTTTGAGTGCCGCTAGCAAGAAACTGTGACAGGTCGGGCAGACTTCCGTCGCCAATAGCGGCGTTTATGTCTACGGGGTTACCGCAGATAGAAATGCTTTTCCCGGTTGGGGAATTTGTGTTTGCGTTATCAACGACATCAAGGCCCGCTTGTTCAGCCTGGTCGGTTACCGCAAGGTCGTTTTGTGGTTCGTTATTGAAGGAATCATTTACGATACATACCCGGTTATCTTCGGTTGTATCGTCTCCGCCACCGCTTCCACAGCCACTTAAAAGACAAGCGGCCACCGCAAAAGATACAGCATATTTCATAGCATCCACCTCATAAGACCCGCCGGTTTTAGTGTACCGAATGGGGTAGACAATGTACACTCTTATTTATGGGGTCGGAGGACGCGGAACAGGCGGCGCTAATTGAATGGGTAGCCTGGGCAAAGCATAGCATCCCAGAGCTTGAACTCTTATTCGCCATTCCAAACGGCGGCAAGCGCCACATTGCAACAGCCGTTCGGCTAAAAAAGACAGGCGCTAAGCGCGGCGTTCTTGACCTGATGCTGCCAGTCTCTAAGCATGGCTATCACGGGCTGTTTCTTGAAATGAAGGTCGGAGAGAACGACCTAACTCCCGAACAAAAAGAATTCAAAAAAGGCGTAGAAGAACAGGGCTATTTCGTGATTGTTGCCTGGAACTGGGAAGAAGGAAGGGACGCGCTACTTTGGTATGTTAATAGTTAGCCTTGTCTTGTGGCTTGTAGCAATGATTCTAGCCCTGCTGTTCCTTCGCGGGGGACGATAAATTCAGGATTTGAAAACCAAAAGCGATTAGCCTTTATCGTATACTTTGCTCCCTGAACGAGCTGCGCCGTGTAAGTATTTCCACTGCAAGATGCAATCACCGGAACCGTATCGATTAGCGCATCGTCAATCACCTGATTCGGCCATGGGTAATATGATACTTGCTCAGATAGCGCGGCCTTATCGGTGGTAAAAGTTACTGTGCAATAAGCCATGTTATTTTTTTGCCTCTAATGCGCTTACTCGACTCTCAAGCTGTTCAAGCCGTGAAAGTAACGATATGGATTCTTGTTGACTAGCTTCTGAAATCGCTTCGGGCGTTTGATCTGCCGCGACCTCATGCGCCTCGACTATTGATTTAACTTGGTCTTCTTTTATCGCCTCTGAAATCTCAACGACAACATCCCCACTGCCGCCCTTCTTTGAAACAGATAACTGAGCATCGGGAAACTCATCTGCAAGCTGTTCCGCTAACACTTCAATGTTTACATGCTCATTAAGAGTCGCGCGAGAGAACGTGTAGGTAGTTATTACGTCCGTCTTTTCTGCACTGTCCATTCGTGATACCGCTTTGCTGAATAAATTGTTCCCGAACCGTTTGAGCGTCGCCAGTTAAAGTTAACTGTGAGCGTTCCGGTATACCCGTAAAAATCTGACTTCACGATTTTGTAATCAACTTCACCGCCAGTATTTGCAAGCGGGCAAGTTCCTTGCGGCGATACAGAATTATAACTACCGCCGCCAGTAGAGCTAATAAGTTGAGCCGCAATAGAGGTGTCTGCTACTCCAGTAGAAATCCACATGTAAGTTACAACATCTACAAGATCCGTTGGCTCGAGACCGGTTATAGTAAACGTATCAAGTCCGGTGTAGGTGCTAGAACTTGTGCTGTCTGGGCTTCCGGTATTGTCTACGACGTTCGTCCCTCTACGAATTGCAAGTTCTGAATCAAGCTGATCGATTAGCGTCGAGGCATTTAAATTCCCCGAGCCATCAATGATTACGCTAGCGTCATAGTATGACATTAGTATTTCTCAAAGCTTCCGACTGATTCGATTGTAACATTGATGAATGGGCCTTCTTCCTCAATCCCCACCACTTCTCCAACAAACGACCCGCCACACCAAGCGATTGAAGTTACTCCGCCGTAAGTAACGGGCCTCGGTGTGCCCACGTCGTGAGCATATAAAAAATAAGAATTGCCCGCCTTGCTTGGTAGGCTTGTATGCTCGACCTTTATAGTATCAAACAGATCAATCGCCTGGAAGTCTTTTCGAAGAAGTTGCACGTTAAGTCGCTGCTGTAGCTTATGGTAGCGCTGAACGATATAGTCCCGAGTAAACTTTGCGGTACTTTCGGAATACGTATAGGTCAGATTCTCGTTAAACTCCCGGTCGCCGTACTTTGTAACGCTGTCATCTAGTTCATCTCCCATTGGGTTGTCGCCGTCTGGGTCATCGGCGCTTATCTGAACCTGCTCGGCCATCTTGTCGGGCTTTGGTTTACGTAGACCCGACGGGTCGTGGTCTAGGTCCAAGACATCCCGGCGGTAATAGCTCTTAAAGCTGTTTATTACGGTGCTGTAATCGTTATCGGACTCGTTTAAAATGGTCAGTTCTGAGCCGAGCTTTGATTCGCAGAGAGTATAGTCAAGGTCACTTATCGGGTTTGGAAAATTCAGAGTTAGCTTTCCGTTTCGCTCCTTATAAAGTCGCATGCGATAATGGCGGCATAGCCTTGTAATTAGCTCAGAGACTGACATCGATTCGTCAATTGAAATGCCAACTCGAATGCCAATGTCATCAAGCTTTGAGCCAACTGCCAGAATGGCCGAGTTATCGATATCAATCGGGCTCGGAGCAACGCCTATACTAGTGTCGCGAAGAAGAAACAAAATAATGTGTGCGGGATTATCAAGAAGCCTGTTAGGCGTTCCCGTCGCAGTTCCACTTGAATCATCTTGAAGACCTTTAAGCCCGAACTTAAAACGAATATCTCGAATGTCTGTAGTAGTTCCCGTGGGGGGTTTTAGCCGGTAGTACGAGTAAGAGTTAACACCGCTTTCCCACGTGTCATAGCCTAGCATGTAAAGCGCTATTGAGTGACGAATGCCCGTACCAGTTGCCCAGTTTTGTTGGTCGGTAGTTGTCTTGTCTCGTATCGCATAACTGACGCCCGTGGCCGCGGTATCGATATCCATGTCAACTCGATTGACGGTATCGTCGCGGTTCGACCACTCAAACGTAACGAGATATATTTCTCCCTCGGTCATTACGAGCGGAACATCTAAGTGAAACGTATATTCAGCAAACGAAGTTGTTAACGTTGATGGGTCCATCGTCACAGTTCTCAACGCTGGTCCTGCCGGTAAATTATTCACTGAAAAGTAAATTCGCATTGCAAGCTCACCCTTGTCGGCATTTACAGTGCCTTGCTTTCTAAGGCGCGTTTTTACAAACATCAGCACCTCGGAGCCCGCCAGCGGATTAGCAATCGCCACAATTAAGCCACGGTCATACTGAGCCAAGTTTCCAACATTCCCGGCAGTTGTGAGAGCGCCGTAACGTGCCGTGTCCGGGGTAGAGGTAAGGTCAAGCGTTACCCAATCTGTCGCTTGGAATTGTTTGAATTCGTTTTTAGCTAAGATTACCTGAGCGGCGTCGTATTGATGTCCCCCACTTCGCCAACCAGTAAAAATGTCGGTGCTATTTATAAACGGCGAATCGATAATAACGCCGTTGTTTGTAGACTCATCATCGCCAAAAACAATCGCGCCCGCTTCGCCTTGAAAGTTTGTATCAAGACCCGAAAAGATATCTGTTGTTAAGGTCTTTGAAAGCTCCTTGTCTTTAAACCACGTCTCGGTTGCTTCTATTGTAACAATTCCTGCTTCTTCATTGTGAGAGAATCCCGTTATCTCGGCGCGCTGCCTTGCATCGTAGCCGGTAGTGGATATTGCCGCATCAGTTGGCCTAACAAAGTGATAGATAACAATGTCCCCGCCTTGAAGTTCGTACGTTTTTAAAATGTCTAGAAACGTATAGCCGACCTTTTGAAAGTCTGTCTTTGAGAAGAGCTGAATGTTTAAGGTGTGTCTTATAGCGACCGTAGTTCCAACTTCTCTCTCAATTCGAACAGGCTTTGAGAGTAACGGCCAGATAAGTCGAGACGTGGCAAGAAAGGATGATACCCAGTCGCTAATTTGAAAATCACCGTAAGTAAAATAAAAATTGCCCGTGCCAGTACCGTCTTTACGCTGCAAGGTAAAACCAAGAACATCCACATTGTATTCGTTATATAGAACGCTCATTAGTCGTATTGCTTTAATCGTCTAATGCTTAGAATCAATTCCCATACTCCAGGACCTTGTCGTATCTCTTGCCAATCTTCGGTGACTACATGTTCAAGTTTATGAGGCCAGACATCGCCGGCAGAATCATAGAGAAAGAATGGCCAGTTAAGAATTTGCGGAAGTGCTTTGAAGTTCTGAATGTCCGTGCTTGAGAGATGCCGAAAAGTCAGAGTCATCTTTGCGCTTACCTCATAGGGGAAATTCCCTTTTGGCGGAGTAAACATTCGCTGTTCGTAAGGCACAGGCTCCCACTCCGCACCTATCTGTGGTGCGCCAATATTTAAAGACTGCGAAAAGTAGAGCTTTGAAATCTGTGTCGCCTCATTGCCGCCATTGTTTTGAGTTCGAATTCCGTACCCTCGCGTGTGTGTAGCGGTAAACGGAATAACCATATCTTGGGAGCGGAGGCCGAGCATATCCGATGACGTCACCGGATTGTAACTCGGACTGATGTTAAACACCGACCCTCCGCTATTTCTATCTACTATATTTAACTTCTTGCCCCCTACTGTTAGCAGCCAATCGGCACGGGAGATAACGCAATAGTCTGGCGTAAAGTCGGCGCCTAATTGGTAAATAAGGAATGTAGTTGAGCCGGTATCAACATTCGAGCGCCAGCGTGAAGAGCGCGGCCCATTAATAACGTCGTTAAGATGAAAGCCCGTTGCCGTGGTCGTAGTGGTTGCCGTAATAGCAGTAGCTTGGTCGCCGACGTGATTTGCTAAAAACAAAAAAGACATCAGCCCGGATACCTCAATACATAAAGGTCAAGAGACATCTGGTGAAATTCATCGAACGCTTTTACGGTGGGTGCCGTCTTTAGAACAACGTGAACAAGAGTGTCATAAATGAATTCACTCGTGGTGTCGTAGACGAAGAAAGGTTGTTCGTAAAGCTTTGGTAATGCATTAAATGCCGAGAGCGTTGCGTCATCAACATAAGTAAGGGTCAGCTGAATTCTTTCAGACACCCCAAACATTTGCTTTCCGATTTGAATATTTTCCCAAAAAGGAGAACGAATGCATGAGCCCCCTTCATTGAAGACGACGGCTTTTGAAAAGTAGATTTTCGGAAACGTTTTTTCAAATGTACTTGAAAAATAAACCTCAAAGGCTTGCTGATTAGAGTAAAGACCTAAACCTTCCGCATAGTCTCGTTGCTTCGGGCCGTAGAGCGTCGGGTTCCATGAAGTAAAGTTTTCAATCGTTGTCGCGGTGCTGTCATAAATAGAATAAGCACGAAACTGCACATTCTGACCCACGGCTGAATCAGCGCCGGCGATAACCACATGGTCAGCCTCTAGAGTGCCCGCTTTATTTATGTACGTAATTCTTCGCGCGCCGGTATCAGAAGCTGACCACATGAGATGCTGCGGCCCCCATGAAAGATTAGCGAGATATGTTTGGTCACTTGTTAGCGCAAAGCTTCCGTCCGTTGCCGCAATGTACATCATCTCGGCGCCTACTGTGTTAGCGAGTATTCGAATTGCCATTATGGCTTATTCTTGTTTAAAGGCGGGTTTTGATTGCCGCCGTTTGAAGCCGCCGAGGCCCCAGATCGTAACTCACCGTTTAACTTTCTTTGCGCATCTGCCGCTTGCCCCGCCGCTATTCGTGTTCGACTTAGCGCGCTCACTATCCGCGAGCTATTTCTATCAAAAGCATTTGTCGCGTTTGAAATATCAAACGTATCGTAAAACTCCGACTTTAAATCGTTAAGCCCTGAGATAATTAAAAAGATTTGATCAGCTGATGCGTTTTGTAAGTCTTGGAATGAATGTATGCCGGCGGTCTCAAACTTCTGAAACGTATCAGCCGCATGAATACCAAGAGTGCTTTCGATATATTTACCGAGGTCTGAAATATCTGTGATGCCGAGTTCCTTTGCTTCATTAAATAAAAGCTCAAGGCCTTTTAGTTCGTTTCGTGGATTATCGAAGTTATTAGCGAGGATGTTAAGCGCATCTTTGATTGAGCCCTTACCGACGAGATTATCTTGAGCAATTTGGTTCAGACCTTGAATGTCTTGTGCAAACTCATCAATGCTAATCTTGCCATCTAGGAACATATTCTTTAGCTGATCCTTTGCTTGGTCAGCCGTGATGTTCATCTGGTCAAGTAGGCCGGCGGTATTTGCAAGAATCAGGTTAAAGTCTTTAGTTGCATTTGTTGCGTCACCAAAGCCGCTTACAATATTTGCAAGCATGTTTTTAAAATCTTCCGACAGCTTGCCGTTGCCACCAGTGAAGATGTCGGCGATACCAGAAACCAAACCTTTGGACTTTGGGTCCACGCCGGGTCCAAGGAAGTCGGATATTTTTACACCTTGGAATTTCTCGGCACCTAAATTTCCTTTGCCGCCAGTGCCAAGAAGATTAAATGAGAAATTCTCATCAAGGACGCTTGAGTCTTGAAGCTGCTTACGTATTTCGTCATGTAACTTTTGGTCACCCGATTTACCCGAACCAAAGGCTGAGATTATCGGATTTGCAAGTAACGATGCTCCGAAGGTTGGAAGTGCTAAGCCGAATTGCTCTGAGCTGCTTAGTTTATTCCCTTTAGCAATATCCTGAAGCGAACTTGCTGCTAATGCTAACGACGCTGTGACTGCCGCTATCGGAGCAGCGCTTGTTAATGCAGCACCGAGACCGCCAGCTGCGCCAGCCCCGCCGGCGGTGATAAGCGAACCATCAAGGTTTTGACCAATAGCTCCGCCAACTGCTCCACCACCAAACAATCCACCAACAGACCCCAGCGCTGTGCTACCAAGCAGGTTTGCACCGATTGCTTGGCCTAGACCTTGCAGATTCCCGAATTGTCCAGCGCCGGGGAACAATGAACCAAGCGCACCACCAAGCACGCCAGATAAAACTTTCTTGAAGGCTGTTGCAGCATCGAAGGCTTTGCCGGTGAAGGTATCGTAGAAAAAGTCAGAGAAGAAATCGGCCGATTGTTTAAGCTTGGTTGTTAAATCATTTGCGACTTTAGTATTGTCTTCTGTAATACCCTTAACATAATTCTCTCGTAATTTTTGTATCGCCTGCTCGCTCTGTTGTTGTGCAATTGAAGCGGCTTCGGAATTGGAAAGAAGGCCGGCATCAACAAACTTTTGTAGACCTTGTCGAAACCCTTCATACGAACTCTGAGATAGTTGATTAGTTATGGCCGTGAAGAGTGCGGGGTCCTGCAAGAATTGAGCAAGCTCTAGGGGGCCTTGTGCGGCTGATTCGAGAATACTTTTTCGTAGATCTTCGAGCTCCTTCGTTAAATCGGAAACTTTCTTATCTTGACCATCTGCGATGATTGGGTGGCTGCTGTCCGCAATGGGTAATGCCTTTTTCGCGTCTTCTGAGGCAGCTTGGATTTTCTTAATATTGTCGGTAAGGGCAACTTGCTGCTTCTCTAAGGCGGTAAGCTCGCTGGCGTCCTTATAAAACCCGGTGCCGGTTGTTTTCAGCTCATCAATCCGTTGCGTTACTTTCTCTAGCTCGGACGCGGTATCTTGATAGATCTTTGGAAGTTCGCCGGTTGTCTTTGCGTTTTTGATTACATCATCGGTCAGGCCGTCAATTGCCTTCTGTGCCTCAAGGGCCACGCCCTGTAACGGATGAAGAAAGTTACTTACCGATTTACCAGCACTAACCGCCGCCTCGGCGACATCGATAAATGCTTTTGCAGTCTTCGCTAAGAATGCCGCTATCTCGCCTAAGTCTTTCCCAAATTCTTTTAAATCGACTGTTTTTAAAGCTTCGTTAAATCCCTTTATTGCGTCCTTAAATTCAGTTGAACTTGCAAAGCCTTCGGCGAAGTCATCTTTAAGATTTTGGATCGTTGCTCCGAAAGCTTCAGCAGCATCACCGGCATTGTCCTCTGTGCCCTTTAAGTTCTTGACTGCTGTTTCTAGCGCTTCGCTGGCCGCTCTTTGAGCTGCTAATTTTCGCTGAGAATCATTGAGCTGATCGGAAGTTTTTCCAATTGAACGCGCATAGTCTTGTGTGGCCTTTTCAAGATCAACGGTCACGCCAAGCGAATTCAGCGCCATCGTTCTTCCGGTAGCCATCGCTTGAGTGAAAGAATCGATTGCCTCCTTCGCGTCAACGCCTGTGGCTTTGGCAAGTATACGGACGTTTTCAGCTACTTGCGTAAAAGAAACGCCAGACTTCTCGAGATTAAGAGATAGCGCCTTATTGGCTAACGACATTAGGTCGGTATTGCTTATCGCACCTTCCGTCGCTTTACGAAGATCGTTTAAGAAAACGCTTGCGGTCTTTCCCGCTGATGCAGTCAATCGATCAAAAGATTGGCTTATGTCGATTGCTCGTCCGCCACGCTCTAAAGCTTCCGTGGCTAATGCGAAACCATCGCGTAAGGCTGCTGCCCCTTTTTGGGCAAGTTCGAGCGCCTGGTTTAATTCAGTAAAGCTTGTTTTAGCCTCAGCGAGTTTTCGCTTAGCGTCTTCGACATCGGCAGTTAGCCGAATCTTTACATCCTGTGTTTCCGCCATCCCCCACCACCGCAACCACCGCGCTCAGCAATCTAACTTACAGGATTGCTTTCTGGAGTACCAGCAAGTTTAGGCTCCTGTGCGGTCTTCCTAAAATGTTCCAAAGGGATTGGGTTCTTCCACTTACAGACAGGGCAAACGTTCGGCTTCCCCTTAATCATGAAGTAGAAAAAGAGCGGAATCGTAATGAGCCAAAAGAACGGCAGAAAGCATGAAAGTCCCACCAACAAGACCATCACAACCACCCTCGCAAACCCGGACCCCTCTTGCTTCGCTGCCCCTTCGTATTTGCAATTAGGGCAATGAATGTCCATCCTCCCAATCCTACACGGATTCCTTGCTCTTTTAAAGGCTTATATTCTTTTCGGGCATGACCATATTATATGGTTGCCAACCGATGATTCGTACGGTGTATTCGCCCTGTGGTGGATGTTGAGGGGTGGTTTCGTAGTGCCCGAGCAAGATAGCGGCACATACCCGGTCAGGGTAGGAAAAGAAAAAGCTTGTCCAACGAGGATCTTCTCCTCAAAATAATCCGCGCATTAAATAAAAAACCCTGCTACCGGTTAGGGTAACAGGGCAAGTCGACTTCATGGGGGAGAGGAAGTGGTCTTCCTTGTCGGGCTTCTGATCCAGACAACAAGGGTTCGATTCCCTTCTCCTCCACTTATAGTTATCGGGGCTGGTAAAGTTACGACTGCGAAGATTAAGGACCTTTCAGTCGAGGGCGCAATACCCTCCAGCTCCATTGTCTATTATCGTCCTTTACGTACGTGGACTCAACTTTGGCAAGGGAAATATTTGTCAGACATTTTTCTTAGCCTGGAAATAATTAAACCAGGAGTCCATTAAAGCTAAAAACTCTAATGTTTCCGCGTTGTCTGCGCCGGCTTCCTTTAAAATTATTGACCCAACATTCATTAGCCGTTCATTGCGGAATATATGCGACCAGAACGCTAGCCATGGCACTGTCTGCTCGAATTGTAGCTCAGATGTCTTGCAGGGCTTTCGCCAACAAGGGAGTTCAGCGTTAGCGCTGCTTCGCATCTCGAAACACTTACCGCACTGGAACGGATAATCTTCCGCTATCAACTCAATGCGCTTTCTAATTGTTTCCCGGAAGCTGTCCGGGATTGTGCGTTTTTTTCGTGAGCCTCTTCGTCTTCGCGGCACGCTTTCATGTAGCCGTTAACGATCGTTTGCTGAATGGTTGTATCGCTGTTTTCCCAAAAACGCTTTAAGGCTTCCTGAGAATAATCAGGGACATTATCCGACTTCTTCTCCCAGCCCTTTACGTGTCGTTGAAGAATTAAAAAGTACTGACGAATGAATTCAAGTTGAAAGCTAACCGATCTAACTTCTTCGCTCGTGTGAATGCTCGATATTGCAACAGCTTCGTTTAGGACTTTCGACTCCTCCGCCTTAGCAAACCGTGCAATTTCTAAAATTAGTTGCGGCTCACTTTCCGGCACAGGAACCTTGACTGTAGCCGAAACAGCCTTACGTTTAAAAAAGTCCGATGTAATTGTCATGCTAGCGCTCCTAAGTTAAAGAGCGCCAGCGGCCACACCACACATCCACAACCACACCAAGGGCGCACCCACGCCCATCCGCCGGCGCAAGTTGTTATCAACGATAATCAATCGTATTTCGGTTAACCAACGTGATACGACTGTTCGTTACTCCGGTCATTCCGGTTGGCGCCGAACCCGCTTGATACGCGCGCCACGTGTAACCCGCCGTGATACGTTGACCACGAGTCGGTGAATATCCGGGAACTTGAAATACTTTCATAATTGGAAACTGGAATTTCATGTATGTGTTAAGTCCGCTTCCAATTTGGTTACCGTCCAAATACAATTCCGCTTTTTGAGTTGTTTGGTTTAGCAAGTCCGTCATCGGATCTTGGTTAGCGTCATCAACTCTATCAAAAGTAACTGCGACAGTTTGGTCTGAGTTATTTAACTGTAACGGCTCAGATGAATAAGGCGTACTTGCTCCGCGAAGAGTACGAGATTCGTCAAGCGGACGAGTAAACGTCCACGTGAAGGTAAGAATCTCCTTATTGTCCGTCGAGGAAAGCGAGCCGCCAGCGTTCGTGTTCAGCCGAAAGTAATGGTTCGTTCTACCAAGCGCCGGGATTTCAACTGTTGGCAATGATAACGCCTGAAGTTCGGCCGCAGTGTTTGTTACTGTCCCCTGGCCAGAGAAAAGAACTTGCGATGCTATTCCTTTAATCGTGGCTGTAGGAACTTGGTTGGTGTTCATCGAGATTGTAAAGTCGGTTACCTTTAACGACGGAATCTCGACTACCTGGTCGGTTTCAACTTCCCAAGCAATCGTTACGAACTTTCCTGAGATGCTAGACGTGACATCAATTACATGAAGCTCATCGCCTTGAGACGCTGTTTGTTCCGCCGGCGTCGATGACGTTCCCATACAGTTAGCAATTAACTGCCAAATAGCGCCGTTATGAAATGCAAGATTAGCGGTAATCGTAACAGAGGCGTTTGCTTCTAAAAGCGCAACGTCAGTAACGTTATTTGTGTTGCCTGTTGAAAGAAAGGTTCCGCGCGATTGCTCAAACGCGATGCTTTCAAAGTGCATCTTATATGCGCCAGACGTTAAGTCTGCTGCTGTTCCCCAGGTTGAGCCGTTTTTTACAGCTGCTGAAACATCATTAAATTCCCTGACTGCCATCTTCCACCTCCACCACCGCGTTAACTAAAATCTTTGGTCTCCTGTTCGGCTGTTAAAAGCATTTCGCCTACTAAGACCGCATCCACCGCCGCATCGAGATTTCTTAAAACGTTTACAGAAAGCTGTGTCCCGCCCAACGTTCGTCGAACTGTCTTTTTCAAATCAGTTCCAAGTTCAAAGAGTGCACCGCGAATTAATCGAGCATGCTTTCTAAGAAGCTTGATACCCGAACCGTTAACCCCTACTTCGTAATAACCAACGATTCTTATTTCGTACGTTCGTAGGCTAACTGAGTTTGTTGAAAACAGATCGTCTGTTCCGCCAACATCAACACCCCACGCTCGAATACCTCGCTTACCTGCTTCCAAGTCAGTTGAAAGATATTCTGTTTCCTTTCCTGGCATTTCAAACTCAAGGAGATAGTCCTTTACGTTTGGCGTGCCACTAAACCCTAACTGCGCACCGATGTTTGTAATGGCACTAACTAAGACTTGTCGTACTGTGTCTTCAGTTGATAACGCCATTAACGCATCAGATACACTGACCCCACGCTAGACACTTCCGCCGGCTCAACTACGCCGTTACTGTTAGTGTCGTAGCCTAGAGATTCTTGACTTAAAACTTCTTCAAACTCTTTTTGATACTCGCCTGCTTTTTGCATCCAGAAAGGATTTCCATCGCCGGCGAGGTCTCGGCAGCAATCAGCAACTGCGAGATATATGACGGCATCGTTTAAATCTTCCTCGCGCATGCGTGTACGCTTAAAGCCTAATCCTTGCATACGTCGAAGTACGCGACGTTTTGCTTTTTCAATCTTTGGGAAAACCCAATTCATTTCTTTAAGTTGTTCAATCTTGCTTTCAAGCGCGTAGATATCCTTCGGGGCTACGTTAATCCGTGAAGCAATTCCGTTGGGTCTCCAAATGGTAAATGGAATCTCGCTTGCTACGGTTGTTCCGCCGGCGTCATAGGTAAATGAAACAACGATGTAATAGATTTCGTATTCAGCGCCTGAAGTAGGCGTAAGATCTGAAACCGCAGCAAAGGAGATTACTCGTTCGTAATCACTTTCCTTTCTCCACGGATCAGTAACATATTGGATTGCAGTTGCTAGAGCGTTTGTATGGTCTTCTCGCTCGTTAGTCGAAGGCTTAGCGCGATAGATTCTTGCGCTAACTAAGTCTGACGCATTGACCGGCTCATCTCCAGCAGTCGGAGTAAACGAGAAGCTAAACGCCTTTTCAAAAACAACATCAGACATCAGCCCCAACCTTTTTCACGGTCGATCTGATGCATGATGGGAGCCCACGAGCTTTTTAGTTTCTCGTAGCTTACTTCCTTGCCTTGGTCTCGGAGCTGCTTAGCGTGGTTGTCTACTGCACGCTCAAGCGCTTTGTTGCGCTCCTGAACCGTTATGTAGCCCTTGTTTATGTCTCTTATTTCCGCCACTCTCCACCTCCGCCTTTGACCTAGCCAACGGTCCCACGATGTCCAACACTTCTTTGTACTGAGGATGCTGTTCTGGGCTTGGCCAATCGCCGCCAACTGATTTCACTACATAGCCTTTAGCTATGTAGGCAAGAATTTGATCCTTACCTACCCAGTGATACGGCTCGCCCGTTTTTGGATTCTTCGTTAACCTGCACTGCCAATCTTCTACGCGTTTGTCGCTATGTTCGCTGTCACGAGTTACTTCGAAAAGAATGTACGCAGGTTCCATCTTGTCTCCAAAAATTAGGAGCGCCCAATTTCTTGAACGCCCCTTTATTAATTACTGCGCGCCGATAAGATAAATACCAGCCGCATCGTAGTACTCCTTCACGTCATAGAAGAGGTGACTACAAATCTTTAATGTCTTTTTCGTTACATCCCACTGAGTATCGACAACTACATCTTTGTGGAATGCCGCTGCGATTGCATATTGTGGGCTAAGAACTACGTTAGCCCAGTCAGCGGCAGTGTTAACGCTCTTGGTGTTTGTCGTTTGGAAAATCGGCAATCCAAGAATGTTACCCGAGAAACCGTTTTGCTGAGGCTGTCCGCCCATCAATCCAATCTCTGCCGGGTTGGTCCATACAGACGCAGTTGAGGCGACCAAGTCCGAACGAACATCGTTTACGCTCTTCGGGTGAAGCATTCCGACGTATGGGCCAGGAACGTTTCCGAGTTGCAGCTTAAGCAACGCTGTTTGAATTTTTGCAATGGTCAAAGCAGTCGTGGTCGCGCCTGACGTGTTTGAAAACCCGTCAGCAAGCGCAAGCGCGTCAGTATCAAACTTTGCAGCGATTGCTCGGCCTTGCTCTTGCGCAATGAAGTCTGGGTTTGCTTTCGCAAATTCCATAGCTTCAACCGAAAGCTCGGTAAGCACCATGACCTTAGCCGCAGTCAGCGTAACAGAAGTCTCGCTGTACTGTGAGTTTGAAGCCGCTGTGTTTTCAGCAACCGTTGCAGCAGATAACGCACCTGATTTCGGGAGCTTTATTGAGCTCGAACCAGGAATGAAGTTAAGTGCTCTTACGTTGTTTGCTGCTACAGTAGCTGCGCGAAAGTAAGGGCCAGTAAAAGCCGCTACGTATGCTGCTACAGTTGTATACAGTGCGTATAATGTTTCGTTTGCCATCTCCTCACCACCTCCACCACCACGTTAATTAAAATCAGGGACTCACCCCTTCCCGAACATTTTTTTTGCTTGCTCGGGATTCTTCTTCATCCACTCCGCCTGCCGATCGATGCCCCACGAGGCAAAGTCTTGCGGCATTCCTGGTTCGGCCTTGCTATCGCTTGGCCCTTGAGCATCGCTGCCCTTCGCACGTTTG